TGGACTAAGCGCAACCCGTATTATCGTGGCCCTATGGAATTAGATAATGCACTAAAACTGGCAGGGGATTCCTGTTATATCTCGCCAAAACAATGCGAATTAATCAAACGAGAGTATGCAGAGGGAAGCCGATACAACTGGCAATTTGTATACGGGTTCAACGAGTCGGCACATATCACAGTTTATCTGCCCAAGACTGGCGGCACGTTCTGACAGCCTCTCACAAGCCCACACAAGCCCAACTCTTGTCTGCCCGGTAGGTCCCCAGCCTGCCGGGTTTTCTCTTGTCTACGGGGCTTACAGCGCCTGTCAGGCACATATGCACATTCTGCATAGGTAACAGGGTTTTGTCGTCTATTTTTGCATAGCTTAAGTAAACTGAACCGTTTAGTTTAGTTATACGAATCAATTAGGGTGGGGAATGGGCGAATCTCTCCCCTAGTCAATACTTTTATTTGAATCAATGGCTTATTTCCCCAGGTTCTCCCCAAACTGTTGCAGATGTGCCACACCTATGCCCGATTCTTAGGCACTTCTCCCCTCTCTTGATCACATTTTGTTACAGTCTTGTAAGAATCGGTCACATTTGTTTGTCAAGAGGTTGACACTCGGGATGGGACCCTCTAGAATATGCGCGGATGATTCGGGGGGCTGGGGTAACCCACCTAGAATCCAAAACCCAATTTTCAATTGGACCTCAGCGAAGCTGAAAAGAAAAAACTTTAGGGTGCGACAATAGACCACACCTATGAACGTCACTATCAACCCCTAGTCTATGTTCAATCAAACGACACAACATATGGTTTGAACGACAATAAGATGTGTGCTACCTACTTAAGTGCCAACCTAAACTTTCTTTCTTTAGATTCCAATTACTTAACCTGTCTGGAAGAAAAAAGTTGAAAATGTTGCTTGCAGAACTACAAAAAATGGTCTTATAGTATAGTAAGACCCCTTACACTTAAGTATAAACTATAGTTCCTCACTTGAGCATAATAATTCTTAGTAGATTATTAGACTCAAGTATAGAACTTAAGTATATACTATAGAGTCCCCTTCCCTGAGACAACCAAGACGAACCTAGTCAAGATATTATGTCGTTTAGATGTGGTCTTGCCGATGTCTTAGGGGTTAAGGGTTAATAATTACAAGTCAAGATTGAGCTATAGATCTGAGTCCAGATCGGACCTGTTCTACCCACTATAGTATCTTTTTCTTCTTGTCGTTAAGGCAAGGAGCGAGCAAAGCGAGTGACGAGACGTGTCATACGAACCCCTCCCCTACAGTAAGAACGTAGAGAAGCACATCCTTGAGTGCATTCAGGGAGGTGTTGGTATCCGTGAGATGATTGCTTCCATGCAGCATCTACAGGGTGCTCCTAAGTCTCTCTCCACTCTCTACAAGATCTATGGTGATGTCATTCATGCCGAGAGAGCTAGGATTAACGCTGCTGTCGGTAAGAAAGTAATTGACCAAGCTCTGGAAGGTGACTTCAAGTCTCAAGAGTTCTTCCTTCGTAGTCGTGGCGGTTGGTCGCCTAAAGAGACGATTGAGACCTCCGAAGGTATTGATGAAGATACTGACGAGAGTGCTGTTGATTCCCTGATGACCCTGCTAGGATTTAGCGATAACAATGACCCCGACACCCCAGAGGAAACTGACCGCTGATACACTTAGGAAACTTCCTAAGAATCAAGTAGACGAAGTCTTTAAGCAACTTGGTCCCAAGAAGGTAGAAGAACTTAAACATACTTGGTCGTTCTGGGCTAGGGATGAGCAGTTAGAACCTGAAGGCGACTGGAACACTTGGTTTGTAAATGCTGGTCGAGGTTTCGGTAAGACTAGGGCCGGTGTTGAGTGGGTAAGAGAACAAGTTAAGCGTGGTGCCAAACGTATCGCTGCTGTAGCTGCTACCAACTCCGATATTGAACGGGTTATGGTAAAGGGTGAGTCAGGGTTCCTGAACGTCTGTTGGAAGGGCGATAAGACCTACAAGGGCGGTAAGATGGGCTACCCTGAATGGTCCCCTACCAAGAGAACCCTCTCGTGGGAGAGTGGTGCTCAAGTCCAATTCTTCTCTGCTGAAGAACCTGAACGTCTCCGTGGTCCCCAGTTCGAGTTAGCTTGGTGTGACGAGTTAGCTGCTTGGAATAAAGACCAAGATACTTGGGCCATGCTTCAATTCTGTATGCGACTTGGTAAGCACCCTCGCATTATGGTCACTACGACCCCCAAGCCTACCAAGCTGGTCAGGGAGATCCTCAAGAACCCTACGACCCACACTACTACAGGCTCCACCTTCGATAATGCAGCTAACCTTGCTGGAACTTATCTGAAGGCTGTTAAAGAGCAGTATGAGGGTACTAGGCTTGGTCGTCAGGAACTTTATGCTGAAGTCCTAGAAGAAGCTGAAGGCGCTCTGTGGACCACTGACATGCTGGACAAGGCATCTATCAAGCATGAAGACCTTCCCCACCTAAATCGTATTGTAGTCTCCATTGACCCTGCTGTTACAGCTAACGCTGAAAGTGACATGACGGGTATTGTCGTTGCTGGCATTGATGTCAATGGTGTTGCTTATGTCCTAGGTGACTACACAGAGAGGCTGTCTCCCCAAGGTTGGGCCTCTAAAGCAATTTCCCTCTACCACCAATACTCTGCTGACAGGATTGTCGCTGAACGTAACCAAGGTGGTGATCTCGTTAGACGAACGATTGAAGTAGAAGATGAAACTGTTCCTATCAAACTTGTACACGCTTCTAGGGGAAAGTATGCTCGTGCTGAGCCGGTTTCAGCCCTATACGAACGCGGAATGGTTAAGCATGTATCCAATCCTCCTGATGGTGCATCTCTGAATGAACTTGAAACGCAACTTCGCACTTGGGAACCTCTAGGTTCTATAGGCTCACCAGATCGTTTGGATGCTTGTGTTTGGGCAATTACTGAACTAAGTCTTAATGGCTACGCCAAACCCCAACTCACTTTGGCTTACACTAGTGCGAAAGGTCTTTCTCGGTGAAAACTTGCTCTTCTTGTGGGTTTGAGAAACCTCTTGAGGATTTCTACAAGAGGTACGGTAAGCCTAGGTCTGAGTGCAAGGCTTGCACTAAAGATCAGAACAACCGGACTATTACCAAAGAAGCAAAACTGCGCGGACAAAGAAAGTATCGCAGCAAAAATCGAGACCTTCTTAACAAGAAGCACTCCGAGTATAAGAAAAATAATCGGCCCCTCTGCAATGCCCAGTGGATGAAATACCACGCTTCTAAACTCAACGCAACCCCAAACTGGCTCACACAAGAGCATCACGACCAAATCAAACTCATCTACGCACACGCCAAAGAATGTGAACTACTGACTGGTGATAAATACCACGTCGATCACATCGTTCCCCTTCAAGGAGAGAATGTATCTGGTCTGCATGTGCCTTGGAACCTTCAAGTTCTCCCTGCTGACATAAATATAAAGAAGAGCAACTCCTATGGTGAAGAGACTTTCTGAATCCGAATCTAAACAGATTCTAGGGGTTGCTGGGGATAATGTCCGTAATGGTCAGATTCGGGCGGATGAGTTCCTCCCCGAACTCCGTGGCAAGAAGGCTATCCGCAAGTATCGAGAGATGCGGGACAACGATAGCACTATTGGTGCTGTCATGTATGCCACCGAGCAAGTTCTCCGTGACGTTAAGTTCCATATTAAGCCTGCTAACGACACCCCTGAGGCACAACAAGAGGCTGACTTCGTTAAGAGTGTCCTAGATGATATGGACCATACCCTTGACGACCATATCTCTGAAGCCCTCTCTTTTCTGTCGTACGGGTTTGCTTGGTTCGAGGTGGTATATAAGCGCCGCGAAGGGATGCTGACTACCAACCCTAAGAAGCGTTCCAAGTACAATGATGGTCGTATCGGTGTCCGTAAGATCGCTATCCGTGCCCCTTGGACTGTAAACAAGTTTGATGTCGATCAGACCTCTGGGGATGTCCTTGGCCTCTATCAGGACACTGGGCATTTTAACGGAACTCACTACATCCCGGCCCGTAAGTCCCTCTACTACCGGACTACCAGCATTAACGGTGATCCTTCTGGTCGTTCTGTTCTTCGTAACGCTTATACGTCATATGAGTACTTGAACAACCTCCAGTCCATTGAGGCTATCGCTGTAGAGCGTGAACTGGCAGGTATTCCTGTCGCTCGTATCCCAGCAGAATACCTTGCCGCTGGTGCCTCTGCTGACCAAGCTGGCTTCGTGAATAACCTCCGTCAGGTTCTTCGTGATGTCAAGTTCAATGAGCAAGGCTACATTATTCTCCCGTCGGATACTTATCCTGACAAAGATGGGGCACCTACCAATACTCGCCTAGTTGATGTTGAACTGATGGCGTCTAATGGTAAGCGTAACATCGACATTGACCCCATCATCAAACGGTATCAGCACGACATCGCTCGTTCAGTGCTGTCAGAGTTTCTTCTGCTTGGATCGCAGGGCGGCTCCTATGCTCTCTCCAAGTCGAAGACAGACCTGTTCCTCCGGGCACTAGAGTCGTACATCCAAGCTATTGTTGATGTCCTTAACAAGCAGCTTGTCGAGAGGCTCTGGGAGTTGAACGGTCTGCCCTTTGACCTGATGCCCCGTATTGAAGCTGGGGATGTCGCTCCGCATGACCTTCGTGAGATTGCAGCCTTCCTCCGTAACCTCAATGGCGCAAACATTGATGTCAGCACTCATCCCGAGGTTATTCAAGATCTCATGGGTATTGCTGAACTGAACTATGATCCCTCCGTGGGTGCTATTGACGTTAGTCCAACTGACGTAAGTCCACAGCAAAAACAAGAAACTGATGTGGGGCAGTGATCCTTATGAGTAATGAACCTTGGCACCTCTCTAAATCAGTCCCCCTGTCAATTATTTTCGCTGTAGTTGTTCAGACTGTCACTCTTGTCTGGTTCATTGCTGGTCTTAACGCAAGTATCGAGAATAACTCTCGGGATCTTGTTCGACATGAAACCCGTATCGAGGCCCTTGAGACTAGCGTCCAGAACCAAGCTATTGCTGTTGCTCGTATGGATGAGAACATTCAAGCAATCCGTAGTATGCTAGAGCAGATGGCCCGGAGACAGTAAGATGCCTACATGGGACAGAAAGAATTATGAAGTCCCTGATGGTCGTCTGGTTCAAGCTGAACGTGAGATTTATCAGACCTTCGGTGATGTAGTCTCTATCGACCAGAAAGCCAAGACCCTCATCAAGTTTGGTAG